GGATATGAGATACATCAGATACAAATACCTAGGAGAAAATAATGCAACGAACACTTTATAAGGGGTTACGTGACCTTGTGGTAATAGCTATATCAGCTGCGTTGATTAGCTTGAGTGAGAACGCTATGGACTTTGGGATACCAGCAGGCAGTGCACCGCTTGTCAGCGTAGCAGCTTTAGCAATCTATCGAATAGTGAGGGACAACGCACAAAAATGAATGACCAGGAAATAGATACCAGATTGGCACAGGCTCAGCGTCTATTGTTCGATGCAGAGTCACGAGGAGCGAACGATACCTACCCAGAAATGAAAGCCATCAGAGAATTATTGACACCAGTACGTGTGCATTTTAATCAAGGCTCGCTGTCTACTATGAGTGCTGCACAGGAGAAGCCTGTGGTATCATCTAAACTAGACATAATGAACCAAGCTGTACAGCAGGGATACACTGGGGAATTTTGCGATCAATGTTTTGGTGTACGAATGATAAAGACTGGTACATGCAGCACATGTCAGGATTGCGGGGTCACGACAGGCTGCAGTTAGTTGGAGGACCCCTATGGAATTATCGTCAGTTGAGCATCTAACCAGTAAGCCTCTGCCTTGGAAAGAAGTTCTTGTTATCCCTATTGGCGATATACAGCTACAGCAACAAAGAGACGTAGTAGATCTGGAACGCCTCAAAGAAGTTATAGCATACGGAGTAAAGAATGATGCGTGGTATATTGGCATGGGTGACTTCATCGATATGGAGTCGCCGTCGAATCGTAAGAAACTTAGGGAGTCTGGTTTTTACGATAGTGTTGTTGATGCGATTGATGCGAAAGCAGAAGAGTTAGAAGAAGAACTCCAGAAAATCCTAAAGCCTACAGTAGGCAGATTTTTGGGACTTCTAGAAGGTCATCACTTTCATATTCACCAGGACGGCACGACTACCGACCAGCGGATGGCTAGCTTTCTCAAGGCTCCATTCCTTGGGACATGTGCCTACATCAATCTCACATTCAAACCAAACAATAAATCCCACGCTCGACCCAAGGTTCTTATATGGGCACATCATGGTAGAAGTGGGGGTAAACTACTATCCAGTCCATTGAACCAGCTAGAGCACGTTGTAAGAGGCTTTGACGCTGATATCTATTTGATAGGTCATCACCATAAAGCAGTAGCAGGTAAACTTGCACGTATGTATGCACAGTTCAACACTACAGTTGGCTACCTCAAGAACAAAGAAATGATTATTGCATGTACTGGTTCATTCTTAAAGGGATTCGTCGAGGGTGTAAAGAGAGATGGCAGATCGCATGGATTATACCCTGAAGCTGCGATGATGAACCCCTTGGCTTTGGGAGTAGTAAAGCTACGAATAAGACCAACGTACAAAAAGCTACTCGGACAAGAACGTGGTGGCGTATCAACAATCGAAATGAATGTGGAGATATAATAAATCATGGCAAAAGATTCACGACTAAAACGAGCTGGCGTTTCTGGATACAACAAGCCTAAACGTACTCCCAGTCATCGTACAAAATCTCATGTAGTAGTTGCCAAGTCTGGTGACAAGGTAAAGACTATTCGATTTGGACAGCAAGGTGTTAGTGGTGCAGGTAAAGCACCTAAGACTGCAGCTGGTAAAGCCAGACGTAAATCATTCAAGGCACGTCATGCAAAGAATATAGCTAGAGGTCCAATGTCAGCTGCGTACTGGGCTAACAAGACTAAGTGGTAGGAGTTATAATGGCTGCAATAAGTAAACGCCAGCAGGCTGCTCTCAGGAGACACAAAGTTCATCATACTGCTAAGCACATGACTGAGATGCGTAAGGCTATGCGTCAAGGTATGACATTCAAATCTGCTCATAGACGGGCAATGCGTAAGGTTGGTAAGTAATGGCTAAGAAAACGAGATTCTCGAAGCTCGCTGGGAAGCTAAAGAAACAGGGAGTACGAGATAGTAAAGCGTTAGCAGCGAGTATCGGCAGGAAGAAGTATGGTAAGGCTAAGTTCCAGAAGATGGCTGCTGCTGGTAGGCGTAAGGCAGCCAAGCGTTAAATAAAAAAGGGGCAGTTGCCTGCCCCTTAGTGTCACCTCCCTTACTTAGTTCTTGCCAAGTTGTTTGCTCAGCACTTTCCCAACTTCTTCGAGCCATTCTGGTTGAGTAAGACGAGAAGAACTAGATTCCGCTGCTGAGTGAGCTTGAGTGTTTCTGCCCTTGTGACATTTCTTACATCTACCAGCGACAGTTTCCCAAACCACAAATTCATGTGGCGTTCTGTTTGCCTTACGCAATCGCTCTTGAGTTTTTCTCTCATTCATTTTCTTGCGTTGCTCTGGTGTTGATTTGACTTGCTTCATTTGTCGCACCATTGCATCAACAACTTTCGCATCAACAGGTAGTGATACAACCTCATCCCCCTGAGTCATCTGAAGGAAAACATTGTGCCGATTTTCGTAAGCGTTGTACGCAGTTGTTACGCTGTACGATATGGCACTTTCACTAAGCATCGGTGCAATAGTTTTTGTCCATGTTCCAGATAAACGAATTTCAGGATCGTACTTAGCTTCTTGGATTACCCTGCTAAGCATACGACCGTAATTGAAATTACCCTTCATCTGCTCATACTCGTCACGGAAGCCTAAAGGACTACCGCCCCCCTTGCGGGTTGATGATGAATTATTTTGATCCTCCCAATCAATATCATCATAGTTGTCGTTATCATTCCATTGGTGATTAACACCTGTCATATTCTTATCCTTAAACAACATCGCCAATTCGACGACACCTATATCTTATCACTGATAAGGATAGTTGTCAAGTGGGCTATTCAAAAAAGTTTTCTAGTCTTTTCTGCAATTCAGTAAACCACCCGTATTGAGCTATCAATACAGCCTCGGCAATTCCATCGTCAGATATCTTGGTAATCTCAGAGTCAAGGTCGGGGTAAAGTTCCAGTGCTAGGTCTATTGATTCCTGTTTGTTCTTGCTAAGTCCAAAATGTTTCTTCCATACTTGGGGTCGCACGGTGTATGTATCAATTTCGAGAGCTGCCCCGATTCCCTCGAACAGTCCTTGGCATCGGACAAGCGAGGCGGGGCGAGTCACATTCTCAATTACAATAATGTCAGGCATGTTGTCAAAGATGTAATCCATAATTACTGACAGCTGGTATCCATGCCTACCAGAACCATCCATCGGCATCTTATATACAATAGGGGTTTCACCTGGATCTTGAGCGACAAATGCCATCGCCCCGTACACACCAGGATCAACCCCTAATATAATCACTACCAGTTTCCTTGTTCGTGCATCTCACGCTCAGCATCTCTATCTCTTTTAGCTAGAGTATACGCTATGGTTCTGTCCAAAAGATCAAGAGTTGCTACAGATTCAGCACCATCCATACAACCCTCTGCTACCTCATATAAGTTTGTTTCAAGAAACTCCTGTATACGCACTGCGTAGATACGTTCCCTAAGATCAATCAAATCTTGCAATGTGTTATCGATAATGTTTGTGTCGAAATATCTGCTCACATGATATGGGGTTATAGTTATATATCGTCCTGCGATTGATGAAATAGCTTCGGCAGCAGCTTTAATTAAAGCTCCGTTTTCTTCATGAGCCATTTGTTCTGCATGACTAGAAAAGCGAAATTCAATTTCAACTTCATTACCATTCAATGACTTCAAATGAGCAGTGCTTAATAAAGCACCAGCTTTAAAATTTATTTTTTTAGTTTCATCAACTATTTTTTTCCATTGTGATACAAGCATTTCTAATTCACTTGGAGCATCTTCGCTCTTTTTATCTGACATTTATTACCTCCCAGTAATACTACTTTCCAATACATATTTTATTTTTATTGGACTGATTAATTTGTCGAACCCGTAAAAGCCTGTCTTTTCTCCACGCCTTATGACGTTAGGACTTAGTACGCAATCAAGTGATTGAAATGTGTTTAGTATCAGTGGCGTTGCAATGCCACATATATAGAGTGTGTCGTCGTTGTGCTTGAGTACGATGATTTCTGGGTATCTTGATACTTTCAGTATGAGTGGGTACTTACCCCATTCAACTGACTTGATACCGCAGCTGCCCAAGTCTGGTACGGAATAGTTACTTGATGGACCAACAGTAAGGTCAACAGAATCAGAGCCTAGAAACTTATTGACAGCCATCTCTCCAAGTACACCTGTGTACGATCTCTTGTACTCTTGAGATCCGTCAACTATATGGTGCGACTCAGTAGCCTTGGCTGTTATTTTTTCCTTGACAAACTTATCTGCCCGTAACAGGTCGTCATGGTTCAATTTTACCTTGATAAAGGTATCCATGTATTGTTCAACGTAGAACCTGTAATTATATTCTAAGGCTTGCATGACCAAGGGTCCCAACTTCTACCCGCCTCGAGGTAGATTATATAAGCAACGTTAAGGTTGTCCTCATACAAATCAAATATCTGTGCTTTCTTTGGATGATAATCTTTTCTCACCTGCATGTATCCCACAGCACGCCCTTGGTCCCCAGATATATACCAGCGTAGAGAAGATTCACACATGGCGACGCTCATCACCTTACCCCGCATGTACCCAGGCCAGAGGCTCTGTTCAAATCTCTCATTGAAATGGTCGATACGGTACTTCATATAGTGAGGCATAGCATCTGCCTCATCGCTAGGATAAAACGCCCATACGAGGCTTACAGAGAGCGTGAGGGCTATTAAAAGAAAACGGGGACTGTGCCGAAAAGGAGTTACCGACACAGCCCCGATAGGTGGTGCAATCCTTGGGAGGAAATAGTGAATGAAGAAATGACGTAACACATTCACTGTTGCACAAATAGAAAGACAGATCGTAGTTTGGATCAGATGCACCATGATGTCAACTATCCTTGATCGCTTGATACTGAGTACAGAATGGCATGACGTTGCAGTATCTTTGGCAACGTACATTGTTATTCCAGCGTTCATCAGTAGTACAAAATGGTAGCTGTTCTTTTGCCTGTTCGTGTAGGTAAATTCGCTTGCGTAAAAATGCTTCAGCATCTTCATCGCTCCACATATTTACGTGGTGTTCTCTTACGTGTTCTTTAGGGTAGTATTCTTTATTCTGACCTCGAACATGGGCTGGCGGATTCGGCGACCAGTCTCTAAAGATGAGCACCGCTGCTGCTCTCTCAACTTCGAGCCCTTCCTGCCTTGCTAACCAAGCGTATGAGTTTAATTGTTCCGTTCGCTCTCTTCGCACACCACCCTTTTCAAAGATAGGCTCCCAAATAGATGTAGTCTTTAGATCGTAAACAGTTTTGGTTGCTTTATCGTAGACATCACATTGTCCCGAGATGGAAACGCCGTCAAGCTCCGCAAAGAATCGTCGCTCCGAAATGAAAGACTCAGTGTCTTCTTCTATTGCTGACTCGATTACCTTGTGCGTGGCACTACCAAGCAAGGACCATATCCTATCAGTAGCATCTTCTACTATCTCATCTCCATGTAGCCGCTGTAGCTCTGCTATACGAGGTGGATTGAGAAGCTGGGTTACACTATAGTCAGCACCAGAATCGTGATGCTTTGACCAGTAGAGAACTGACTGGTAAATAAATTCAGGCAAGTTCGAGTTGTTTGTGATCATTTTTTATCCTGTCGTTTGCTATCTTTATATATTCTTTTGATATCTCACTACCGATGTAGCGTCTCCCCATTCGAGAAGCAACTAACGCTGTCGTACCTGTACCCATGAACGGGTCGTAAACGACATCGTTGTCCACTGAAAAATTCTCAAGTATTTTCTCTACCAGTTCTTCAGGAAATGTAGCTAGGTTTGTACCATCGTTGTTACGTGGTCGAGGAATAGACCAGACATTATCTAACGTACCCCTGTCAAAGTAACTACGCTTGAACATCCTGCTGATGGGGTACTCTTTTTCAAAGATATATATATCCTCAAACCTGCTGTTCATCACACCCGATTGCATGGCAGGTTGACCGTAGCCTTTATCCCAAACAACTCTATCCTTGAGGTACTCTCCATAGTCGCCAATCATCTTGAACATAGACCGCTTGCTACCTGTAACAAGTTGCGTGTTGTAGAACACGAGCTTGCTTACCCGTATCAGTTCTTCTAACACGTTGCTGTGGAATTTGTTGTACTCATCTAATGGCAGGTTGTCATCAAAGTTATCGTACTTGGTAGAGAACTCTTCTTTGATTATCTGACGGGATGTGTACTTACCGTATCTGATTCTTAAGTTCATGTTGTACGGTGGTGATGTGATCGTTAGGTCAATCGAATCATCATCCAGTTTCTTGAGCGTGTCGAGGCACGACTCATGGTGTATTAGGTTCACCTTCATTGCTATCTCCTTTTAAAAGCAAGCCCCTCGATTCGCTCCACTCTTTGTGCTCACTAATGTATGTGTTGCAGTAATGGCAGCAGCCAATGAGGTTGTCTTTTCTATTATGGGCTATAACTATACCACCCGCCCTTGCTCTGGTCAACTTCTCATGCACTCCCTGTATGTATCCAGAACACACGGGGCTTCTCACTGGGCACGGTCTTGTACCATCGCCTACTATTTCTTTGACGTAAGGTACACGCACTTCCTTATAGAACTTAGCCATCTTCTTCGAGCGTGGCTTTAGCCTCGTGCGTTTCATCTGACTGGTACTCGGTCGCATCCGTGAGCGTTTCATTATCCCTACTCCATTGTTCATTTCCGTTTAGACTAAAGACGTTCTTACTACCGCCTCCCTGTCCACCAAGGCTGTAGTTATGGGATATAGGATACTCCTTAGATTCACCACAATACTTACATACCCCGATGAACTTTCTCTTAGACGCTGATAGGTTCAGTGCGTCCCATCGAGCCACTGCTTCATCGTGTGATTCCAATACTAAATGGTGTGCATGTTCTTCGTTCATTGTTTGTCCTAACTTCTCATGTATATTACATGAAGAAATGTAATATACTCAAAACACCAGTCATGACGTGGGGGGTTGACAGATGGTGTACGATGGGACCTCACCCATTTGTGAGTCCCTTCTGTAGGGGAGCTGTTTCATTTGCCGACCGTAGCGTCGGCGAAACGTCACATGCTTAAAGGATGTTGAGTATGGGGTTCCTCCTTCTTGATCAGGGTATAGTAGATAGCCCTTCCTTTGAATGATTCATCTCGCTCCAAGTATTTACTACTACTAAGTACCCTCTGAGCCTGTGCATTTGACAGCCCTGTCTCACGTTCAAACTCTGCTGCTGTTATCCTACCTTTCTGTTCAATCAAACTAAGCTCTGATGGCTTGAGTTCTCTGGTAGTTGGAGGCTTAACTTTCTCCTCTTCATCTTCAGGGAACTCGTCGGGGTTAATCAATGCAATCTTCTCGGGTCCAAATTCATTCATCTTGTAAAACAAATATTCATCGTATGACCAGTCAAAGTCATTCGACTTTTTATTTTCAAATTTCTGGTAGAGATCACTAGTGACTTCATCTTTTTTAGATGTGACTTTCCACTCGATATCAGCAGCAGCCGTAAACATCTGACTACCAAACACATGATCACTATCAGCCCTTGGTGTATGAGCCAAGGCAAGCCACGCCACTTGAAAGCCATTGAGTAAATCCATTACAGCATTAGAGTCTGACGAATCTTCCAATGAAAACCCTGCTCTCGAAAGTGAATCGAGGACTACCAGTTCGTAGTTCTCTTTGTCAATAGCGTATGCAATCTGGGTACTCAGTTGAGCTAGGGTTAAACCTCTACCATGAATCATATCAAGTGACCTATCTTCAGGTAGCCCAAGTGCTATATTGATTCTCCCGATACGTCGTTCAAATGATTCTTGGCTACGCTCAAGATTTAGATAGAGAACCTTCGCTTGTCGTTCAGGTTTCCATAGAGTATTAACACCCGAATCCAGAATGATACTAAGCACTAAACCTATAAAAGATTTACCGCTTGATGGTGGTGCAAAAAGAATAGTACCTGCCGATTGAATACAGAACGGTTGAAGTAACCAAGGTACTCTCTTAGGTGCTGACCCCTTGGTCTTGGTGACTGTGGTGTTTCCGATGTACTTGTCCCAAACTTCCCTGCTGAAGTTCATCAGGTCGCTCTTGGCTTGTGTGTCTGACCATTGAGGTAGTCGCTCAGGCATCTGCTTGTGAGCACTGTTAGCTAGTCGTGTTCTATCCTCACGTTTTTGTAAAGAGATATCATCTTCTTCCAGTAGTAGTGTGTTGAAATAAATAGATACTGTTGCTGACTTACGGGAGAATTTATCCTCACGTATATTCCTTGCCTGCATCTTGATTATATGTTCGCCGATTTGTTTTATTCCAGTTACGGTTTTGTCATTTACTGTCCAAGTCCAAGTCATTAGTTCTCCTTTTGTGCGGGTCGAGCTGCATAGCTAAAATCCCATTCAGTTAATGGGCGACGTTCAGGTATGGTGCAGCCATGATACTCACCCGAATCAGCCCAAAATGTACGAACTCCTGCTCTGGGATAGCTTTCTATTGTAACCTCTGCGTTACAAATTGGACAGTGCTGTATTGGTATATTCATTCTTCTTGCGTAGTGCATTTCAATTCTCCTTTAAAAAAGAGGGCAGGACAGATGTCCCACCCTCATAGCTTTATATACTTTGTGAACACCATCCGTTCGACGTTGTGTCATCCCTCTTATTACAGTACCAAGTGCTATGTGATTGCTTACTTGGTTGCATAGCTACCTGGTGAACGGGACACAACGGTGGTCCATCAGCTTGCGGTGCTGGTGCACCAGCTGGTGCTGGTGCTGCTGGATTAGTAGGCGGTGGTGCTGCTGGTGCTGCTGGTGCAGCAGGCGGTGCGACCGCTGCTTTTGGTGTACCAAAGAGAGCTTCTAACTGTTCTACATATTGAACAATCTCTTCTGGGTAAACCACTTCTACTGTGTGTGACAATTCAAAATTCCTAAAGGGAAACTTGATTGTGTATTCAAACTTATCTGGCATTTCCAATGCTCCTAATCTGTGAGCTTCCTCTACTAGATGCCCACCTGTTGTTACAGAATCTTCGATGCTAAGTTGCATAGCAGTTGTCCTTGAATCTGTGCCATTTTTATTTCGTCAGTCATTGCTTCGATAGATCGCTGGGCTGAGTTAGATGTACGTCTATGCTCAACGCCCTCGTCTATCAATGATTTATAATCTTCTGAATCCTCCAAGTCCAGAAGTAAATTACTTGCTCTTTCTTCTGCGTTCCTGCCTCGTGGCTCAACCCTTGCTCTATATATAGATGCTTCGTGTTCAGCTGCCCTTGCCATCATCACGGCTTCGGCTACCACTTCAGCTGTTCGCAATCGTAGCTTGACATTCTCGTCATGCTCATTGCGTACTGTCTCGAACGCTGTTGTGAGTTGAGTTGCTAAATCTTCTTCCATCAGCTACTCGGTATCACTAATTTGTGTACAGCCTTCTTGATAATCCGTCCTGTCCCATCATCAAGGGTAGCTCTCAGTTGCCCATACTCTTGAGCAATAG